CAATTTTGGTGCATGAATCATGTGTGTATCAGACTGCAATTGGCGCTCCAATGTTTGACCCTTCCACTTTGAATTTGGGAATCTTAGATTGCCATCTTTATCGATTGCATCAGCCAACGCCGTCTTGACTCCAAGTTGATTCATCTTCTTCGCTACATCTTGTATTGAATCTCCCCAACGACCTTCGGTATTTGCTTTGAAGAATGCCAACACAGCCAACTCTTCAAAGTTAGGATGGATGAATCCATCAGCGTCCTTCTTCCATCCGTAGGCCTTGCCTGTTACAGCCTTGCCAACACTGTGATTGAACTTCTGCTTCCTGATGACTCTCTCGGCGGTCTTCATGCACTCTGCTTGTGCTTTACCCATCTCATTCCAAAAGGCACTGAAGCCTGCGGAAGTGTTCAAATCTATTGGTACTGCTCCGCCGATAACGGTACAAATTTGGATTCCCATGTTGGTCAAGTATAACGCTTCGGTGACACCTGTGAGTCCGTTTCTCCAACATCGGTCGGGCTCAAGGATAACGACCTTGTCAATCAATCCGGCATGGATGTCTTCCCACAATTCTTTACCTGCGGGGCGGGATTCTATTTTCCAATACTTCTCCTTGTTCGCTGATGCTCCGTGCTCAATGTATCGCTTTGCATTTGACAAATCCAAACCGTAGATTTTCGCTAAGGTGTGAAGTTCTGCTTCTTGCTGTTCGATGGTTTGCTTCTTGGTTGATACTCGTAGGTAGATTCCGACTCTGCTCATGTCCTCAACATCGTAATCCTTGCCTATTAAGCGGGTTGGGGCGGTGTTATTTTGGTCGGATGATATGGCTCTCAGTGTGTCGCTCATATCTCAGTCGGAACTCTCTGCTCTTATCAAGCCTTTCGGTCAAAGCATCAAATTGAGGATATTAGCAGTACAACGGTATGAAATCAGACCCCGTTTGAGCAGCGGAATTAACGCATCCCTCTGTTAGATTTGACATTCAGGTGTTGGGGTTTCTCACAGCATCATGGTATTCCCATTGTCATGATACTTGTTAGGAGGATAATTGGCTCTGATTGGACCTGAGAATATACCGTCTATATCGAATATCTGAATCCATTGAGGGATTGAATCATCGAAAGAACCGAAGGCGGCATCAAAGGAAACCATTTGACTTGAATCCATGTAGTCTTGGCGGAACTGTTCTTGAGACTTCATCACTTCAGCAATCCCATATCCTGTGTGTCCGTAATAGATGAGGGTAGTAGGACCGTCAAGCATTATCTCAGGCCGAGTACCGCCGTAAGTCCATGTAGGCCAAGTATAGCCTGCATTATGCAAAGTATTGATGTTCACGGCAGTCTCTGTAAGAAGTCTACATTGTGCCTCTTGCATCTCTTGATAGACGCCCATTGAATGCTCTAATCCACTTACCCTTGTGTTCTTGGTATTGATGTAAATACTCATCATGATTGGTACTGTATTGTTAGGTGGAGAACTCACATTGAAGACAACACAAGACAAGTACAGATGGTCACTATACCAAGTGAAATTAGGAAGCCCACCTATTGACTGATTCGGGAATTCAGATAGGATAGGAGGATTGGTAATAATGTCTTGACCTAATCCATATCCAAGTGCCTTGAATAGAACGGTATCATCTCCCGCCATAGGTCCACTATTAGCAAGTTGACCGAGATTAGAACCCCAATCCTCATCGGTGACTTGAATCGGATACGGACTAAGGTAGAATTGGTAGGCAACAGGTGGTTCACCCTCTCCTAAGTTAGACATCCACATAGCGCCCATATCATTGAACCAATCGATACTCTGTATCTGATGGCGATAACCTTGTCTTAGGTTGATTCGCTTGTGTAGAATCCCAAACCCTGCGGGTCCAATTTCAACTGTGCCCTGAAGTGTTTCTCTAATCTCACTTTGACTCATTTCTTTCGTCCTCGCTTGTATGCTTTGGACATTCTCTTGAGGTCTAACTTTCCTTTGTTAGCCCCACTCTTGAATTTGATTTGGTTTTTCTTCTGACCCATGAATTTCTGCCATGCAGATTTGGTGCGTTTGACAGTCTTCTTCACTACTTGAGCACCTGCTTTTACTACTTCCTTTTTGACTTCAGCAACAGCCGCCTGAATGAAGAGAGCCTTCAACTCTTCAAGAGTACCTTCGACCTTTACCAACTCAATCACAGGTCCTGTGCTTGAGTAAGTATTTCGTTCATTCTTGCGACAGTAACGGAGACAGGTTCGGCAATCACCATAACATCCAATTCAAGAGTCTGTTCGGCGTAAGTATTCCATCCATCTGCGGCAATTCCGATAAGCAAATCACTGACAACAGTGAAGCCTTCAGGATGCAGGTCAGGTGTTCCGTAATCTTCAGTGATGAAGGAATAGGTAGGATTGGTTCCTCCTAACTGTGGAGCGAGGATTTGCATAGTCTCATGGACGGCAATAACATCGGGGCTACTGATACCAACATCTGACGCATTCTCATAGGCTCGGGTGGTTGCATACAACTTGAGTGTAGCCCTTGCAGCATTACCACCACTACCGTTGATTCCTTGACCTACAGGAACCCATACTCCCGTATTGGTTTCTAATCCTTCAGGGTCACGGACTTGAAACCGTACTTCCTTGATTGATAGTCCCTTTTTGTCAACTGTATTCACATAGTCGCTTAAGTCAATTCGACCATATAATGTGGTTCGGTTTCCGGATGCATCAAATGTGAATTGCATCCTATCTCGTAAAATTAAATCGCTACTACCTTTAGCCATAGATTCGGTTTGTATCTTCAACTATCTATAATCGGGTCTTGAATCAAAAGTCGACATTCAAATAGGCGGTAGAATGATGTCCTTAGTGAAGTGAGTGAACAATGAACACAATCACGCAAATACAAACAGCCCTGCTTGCATTGAATGAACATTATGATGAGGCTACGATTGCTTCCAAATTAGGCGTGTCTAAGCGCACTATCTACAAGTGGTGGGTTGGAACTATGCCAAGACCGAAAACACGCCTTAGAATCGCTAATTTATTGAGCGATATTATCCGAGAAGAAAAGAAAATTCAGGCCGAGATTCATCAACAAAATTTGGATACTGAAAAAGCGGAATTGAAAGCAAAGAGGCAAGAAGAAAACCGACTCATTGGGGAAATTGCTGAAGAGAATAATATTGTTTGGGAGCATAGGCGTGATGAGATGAAAACGGTATTTAATTGTCTTGAACTTCAAGATTCATTCGCCTTCAAAACAATTTGTTGGTGCATGAAAATTCCTCGCTCAGGTATACTTGCTGTGTATGGAAAATCGGGGAGTCCAAGAGACAAACCAATTGAAGAATTTGCGGACATTATTGACTATGTTGAATCAACATATCGGCCATTGGAAAGATTCATTTCAGCATGGTATGAAATGGACTCCTACGAGTACTGAATCACTCGGCTCAAGCACGAGCAGCGAAGGGTGATTCGCTCATCTGTGATGCCTTAGCAACATAGTCGGCTCTCACTACTTCTCTGAAGCCAATACGAACCTTCCCGAGAACAGGATGTTCAACATATCGTGTCTTCAATTTTGGTGCATGAATCATGTGTGTATCAGACTGCAATTGGCGCTCCAATGTTTGACCCTTCCACTTTGAATTTGGGAATCTTAGATTGCCATCTTTATCGATTGCATCAGCCAACGCCGTCTTGACTCCAAGTTGATTCAT